CGCATTTTGACATTATATCACAGTATATGATCGATTACTTATATAACGATATACTTCTTGATCATCTTGTCATTCTTGCCCATATAGTGTGCTTCTTCTTACACACTTGATCACCATCTTAAATAAAAGTTTACTCAGGTATGAGTTGAATACTAACCCAGCCTTTATATGTATATTCTTCTATATTGTTATGTATGAATTATTTATTTAATTTAAATAAAAAATGTTGTATATAAGCTCCATAAAGAAAATAAAAATTAATTTATGTTTTAAATATTTGTATATTATTAAATTCATTTGAGCATTACGCTTTTGTTACTTAAGTATTGGGAATGGCTTTACGCCGCCCAAATTGATGGCTAACAAGATATCGCGCCTATCCGAGTCTATATGGCCGACGCGTACCAGGTATCTTGGCTGCATTTACAGCTAATTGATGCCGAGGAATGAGTGCCTGATAGAGTAAGCCTTCTATGAGGGTAGCAATTTACAGTACATGTGAAAGCCAAGTACGGAGAATCGAAACTCTTTAACATTAGATATCCCAAAGCACGGGAGAAATAATACTGCACAGAAAGAAACAGATACAACCAATTTATTTTGCCGTTATTTTTTCTTTCTTTACCCTACTCAACATGAACAAACTTATTGAAAAGTTTGTTTCTTATGTTTTGCAATATTCCACTTATGTGTATGAACGATCTTGTGCCGAACAGTCTTTACTGTTTGGACACTCGCGACGAGCTAAAAACAGTGTTCAATCTTCACATGAATTTAAGTTGCAGTCTTCTGATGAACTTATTTCTAGTCTTGATTACACTGATATTTTAGAAAAATTAAACAATATGCTGCCGTATGTAAGCGAGTCTCAGAAAGAGACTATCATATGGCTTACTTCGCAGTTCGAGAAACTTGTATCAGTTAGTTACTGGTACAAAAAATGTGATACCTACGCTGACTATATGATGCTTACCTTAACAGCTTTTCATACCTTTACAGGGAAATCAGCTACTAAGGAATTCATCAATAATTCAGCCATCTTTAATTTGCAAAGTGATGATAATATGGGTGAAATACTCAAAACATTACGCAAAGGATTTGATGGTGTTGAACACATGAAGGAGAATCCTTTCACTAAAAGAATCATTAACATTTACTCGTATTTACTTGTACATGGATTTTTGGAGAGATTTGGATTTTCTCTTAATGATGATGAATATTCACGTATGGAAAAGAAAATGTACTTGAATGCCTATTCTAATAAGAAGGAAATGTTCTTGTGTGTCTGTGAGACTACACTATTCATTTGTGAAAAATTGTTTGAATTTAAGGTAACAGGTGACATTAATATATGGGGCAATTCAGCCTCTAATTATGAAGATTGGTTCACCACTACTGATAAACTTATTAGTCTTGCACCCTACACCGCCAACCTTACTCCACATGGTATGTCTTATTTCGAGTATATATCGGAATTAAAAGATTCCATTGATAAGGGGAACACTTATACCCGTTTTATTGAGAAAAACAATGGTTATACTTACGCATTAATGCATAAAAAATTATTGTCTCTCAAAATGGTGGAGAGTGCAGAGTTGACACGTAGGAGTGCGATGAAGGAACGAAAGGCCCCCTTTGGAGTCTTAGTTCATGGTAACTCATCAGTAGCCAAATCCACTTTTTCAAAAATGTTGTATTATTATTATGCCGCACTACATAACCTTGCCAGTGATGATCACTATAGGTATGTACGTAACCCAGCGGATGAGTATTGGAGCAATTTTGACACATCAAAATGGTGTGTTCAATTGGATGATATAGCCTTTTTACACCCCGGGAAGAGCAACACAGCTGATCCCACTTTAATGGAACTTTTGAATGTTGTAAATAACGTTCCCTATGTTCCCCC